ATCACCCTCATCGCCCACTGGATCAATGTTCCAGAGGTCTGGATTAGTTGGATTGGGACGAATGAGAGGCTCACTAACATTCGGATCTATAACCTGCCAGTGGTAGTCCGCTAAATGAAATCCAGGATTTGCATAGCCCAAAAGAAAATGCAAATTCCCATCAGCAGATCCTAGCACGTGACGCGTTGGAACTGTGCCATGGGAAGGATGGCAACAAGTAAAACTTATGTCCTTACTGGTTTTGCCCTGTAAGCGCTCGCTAAGAGGTTGTAGCTTGCCCCACTTGGCCAGTCCTTTTGCCTTTCTAGACTTCGACAACTCATGCATTTGGTGCCTCAGGTTCTTTTGGCGTCTGCTCTGCGGGTTTCTCAGTGGAACCGTCTTCCTCCATTGGCTCTGGTGGTGGAGTTACGATCTCAGTAGTTGGAAGCGCAGACTCTATCGCACTCTCTGTTTCTGGAGAGGAATCATGCATTGGAGTTGTGTGAAGCCAATCTGAGAATTGCTTTTCATCTTCCCTGAACGAAGTCAAATCAGATCGAATAACAGCTACACCAAAGTCATCAACTACCAAACGAGACAGTGACTTAGCAACCTCAGGAGAAGGAGTCTCTGCGCTCTCTGTGTAGTTCCTTGCTAATGTCGTACGTAGTTTGTAGTCAACTAGATATTGTACATCTTCCCTAGAAGATAGAACACGTGCTAATTCTTGAAAGGCTTCTGCTTCTACTTGGTCAGCGGGTACCTTTTGGAAGGACATACGGTTAACTATTCTAGAGTACAAATGCGACGCATTCCAATACAACAGGAACTTTGGACTTACTCTAGCAGTGAAAAACACACTGTTTATGTAGTTAACACCAACACGCACTGAGCCGTGCTTTGTGTCGTACATAAACAAAGATTCCTCAGGACTTCTACCTGCTGATATGCTTGTGAGAAAATCCAAGAATTGAAGGTCACACACGAATCGGCGTCCAAGCAACATGACAGTTTGGTCTACGAACTCAATGTCACTGACCAGTGCGTTGGATAGTTCATCTACCTCATAGAACCCTTGATCACACAACATTATGATCGCACCAGTAATACGGTCCTTTATGTGTGTTGCCGCAAAAAGCTCGCTAGCAAGCTCACGCAGCTTCACTAGATTCGAATCTACTGTACGCAAAGAAGACTGTACATACAGGTCGGCATTCTCTTTAACGTCAGAATCCAAGTAAACGTAGTTAGCGCCATTGAGTTCAAACACTTCAAACCATATGTTTGCAGCGGAATCTTTTGAATACGAAGGATTTGGAAAAGCTTCAACGCCTTCTGGTACCGCTCTGTTTCGCTTGTATCCTTCCTTTGTAAAGAATATTGCGTGCTTCTCTGGTACAGGCTGCTCTGGATCCATCATAGGCTCACCATAGAATGGATCATAGTCTGGAGAGTCTGGATATGCGTTAGAATAGCGGTAATAGTTGCCAGCTTGATCCATCCACCAGTATTGGTAGAGACTCCCGTATTCTCCTGACCTGAAGACATAGGAATGCGTGCTGTCCGTAGCGGGCATTCCAAAAGCTTTACTTATGTTTTTCTTCAAGGCAGAGGTCATTGTTTACCGTAAATGTTTCGATGCCAGAAAAGCCTACGCTACTTTCTAGCACACCAACGCTAATCAATCTAGTAATAACAGGTTTTGGAAGGAGTTTTAGTAACTTAAGCTTGGTCAGGGGTCCCTTCAGCTTCAGGGACTGAATTGCTATCTGGTCGTAGCTCGTTAGCTGGTTCTTCTGTACTTTCTTCATTCAAGGACTCCAAGTAGTCTTTTAAGTAGCCCTTTATGTCCATTCTGTGCCTTCTTGGATCATCTTCTACTTCATAGCCAGGCCATATGGTTTTAACTAAATCTGTGATAATATTTGGATCCATGATGGGAAGAAGGGACAGCAATTTGCTTATTCCTTCAGGAGAATCTAGGTCAAAGTCATATATTGATTTTCGAACTATGTCTGTAGTGTGTATCAAATCAGTGACAGTGCAGCTAAGCAGTCGCACTGCTTCGTTGTTATCAAACGACTTCTCAATTCCTTCAATCGTGAACAAGTTTTCCATCCTCATCTACCTCAGTCTTCTCTGTGTAAGTATACCCTGATTTGTAGATGGAAGGAATCTTATCGAAGAATGCCTTCCCATCAGCGTACGTGAGTCCATCAACAGTGTGCTGCTTAAGTGCACGCAAAGAATGGTCACTAGAACACTTTATAGACGACCCATTCCACCATACTAAAGAAACTACTTTGTCTGTGTCAGAATTCATGATTTTGTAGGCAGTGTGCATACGCATAGAGTATTACTCCTTGCCGTTAAAGTCAAGAGGAAATGGAGTGTTTACATCGGTCAATACTAGGCTTTTCCAAGCGGGCTTAGCAGTAGGTATGTAGGAGGATTCTACTTGCGGCGCAGCTTCAGCCACTTGTTCTTGTTTCTGAATGTTCGTGGGTACCCTAGTAGGTGCATGTGGGTCTACTGCTTTATCGTAATCTTTAACTATGATAGGTTTGTAATCTGGGATACTGTCCCAATGTTCATCCAACTCACGCTTCGTTCCGCCACCAAAGTGTCCAGTACCAGTTGGTATCACTGGCTTATTCTTCAGCATGTACTCTTTGTCTGAGTCTGTGAGATCAGACGCTATCGCTCCAGTAACATACGCCTTTGCAAACTTAGCAAACTGTTGATCTGGCATCTCCCAGTTCTTGTGGGCTGCATCTACTTCCTTCTCACGTTCCTTACCATCTCTAGACCAGCCAGGCGAGTATGGAGTAAGGTAACGTGCACCCAAGCTCTCTGATACTGGACGAATGAAGTCTTCTTCAGGAGTCATGCGTGTTAATGCATACCTTGTTGCAGCCACCGGAACATGCCCATGAGTATCCTGCAAATGAGCAAGATACTTCATTCTTAAGTGTGTCTGTGCTACCTGTAAATCAGAGAGCCCAGACCCCGCAAACTGACGTTTCGTCTGATCAAAGCTTTGGTTTTTCATCCTAGTCATCATGTGACTGGGCACTTTCAGGTCTTTGCCAGATCTGTGAAAAGCGTGCTGTATTCCGTTCTTGTGACTTTCCATACCTGCAGAGAAACAGAACCCGTGATCAATCGCCTTTACATCAGACGTGTCTTCACTAAACACTAGGTTTCCCATGTGACGGTCATTATTGTTCATTACAATGTCTAGGCATGCGATCTCAGATAACTTAGACTCAATCTTTGCTTTATGCTCGTCTGGAACATTAGATAGGATATCTGTCAAATTACTATGAGGCTTTCCTGAGCCCATCAACGTGTTGTGTCCTTCTTGCCAAGACTGAACGGACATCTGTCCTACATGACCCACACCGGAACTGCCATCGTGTCCGCGTACAACAGTGACTGGCACATGTTCCATACCTAATGCAGCAGCGGCGTGATATGCCCCACGCTCGCTAATATGTCCAGTGTTTCTTGGCACACCAGCTAAACCATCAGCATAAGACACATTCATTCCATTATAATGTTCATCTCCAAAGGAAGGTGGGGGCTTCATGCATCCGGCGCCATTTCCCGCAATAGTTACTTTATAGCTGATATGTGTACCGGATTGGTGTTCACCTTCAGATCCGAGCTTCTTGGCGGATGTGATGTTTCCATCACTTAAATGGTCTGCAAGCGTCTTAACAGTTTGTGACTTGTCAGCGAAGAAAGCTTTAGCCCTAGCTTGTTCTTGCTTCTTTTGATTTTCTTTTCCTTCCTCTGTCTGTGGCGTAGCCCCGTCTGCGAGTGCTTCTCTGTGTTTCTTAACTATAGAGCCGTTTGCTTTATGTTGTGCAGCGCCATTTCCGCCATGCTTCCTGCATTCCTCACCGCCACCAAAATCACAGTTTACAAATGCGTCTGGACCTGCTCCAGCTGCTGGACCCGGCTTTGTTTTGGCCAAACCACCACCTGTAGTCTTCGGTCTACCGGGACCTGCGACGTTACCAGGTGCAGCTACACCAGCCACGCTTGGAGTTCCTGGCGGCTTCTGTTGTCCTGGTGGTCCCTTTGGCTTCACAGTAGCAGAAATTCCGCCAGATACACCAGCAGTGGCTTTAACCAAACTGGAATCAAACAATGACTTGTTCACTAAACTAAGCTTGCCATTTTCCCATGCATAGCCAGGTGGCACGTAACGAACCATGCAACCGCAACTTGGATGTACTGGAGGCAGTGTAGGAACCCAATGTGTGTGAATTCCAGCTTTCTTGCTGTGTTCATTTACCTGACGTGCGTTTAGTAGGTCCGACAGTACAAACACCTTAGGAACGCCACCAACTAAGTACAGGTTTGTGCAGTCTAAACAGCAATTCTCACCAGGAATCACAACTACGTTGGAGTCTTTACCGTTGCTAGCAGCATAGATGCCTTGCTTGGTTACAATGGCATGTACGCTACCAGCTACCTTGGCTCTGTGCATCTCAGTCTTTATGACCTGTACAAACTTTACCTTCAAACTTGACAGTAGCTCTGGGCGAATATGCTTACCGTCAAGCAGTAGACGCGAGAACAAGGAACTAACGAGCTGTGTCAGTTCTGTACTGAATTGTGTTATGTTGAGGATGCTTTTTAGCGAAAGCTGATCTACTGCTTTTGTATCAGCAGATATAAGCAAATCCTCTGTATCTTGTAGGTCTAAAGCAGTGTATTCGCTCTGCTTTAAGGTTGCCTTCAGCTTTCCTAAAGTAAATGCAGTTTCAGCCAAATTCAAGGAAGAGTCCAAAGGCAGCTTTTTATATGCCTTTAGAGAGTCAAAAGAGGTAGCGCTTATTGCAGTTTTACCAAAAACAAAAAACAACAACCAACTGGTGTGCAGTTGGAGCAGTTTGTTTAGCTTGGCAAGCTTTGATACGAACGTCATCATCAGTCGTCATCTTTAGCATATCCACACAAAGCTGCAAAACCTGCAATGCTTTTAAGCATTGCTGGGACTTTTGAATCCTCTTCAGGTGCTGGGCAAGCCTTGTCCATGTCTCCGTTCAAAAAAGACTTCACAACGTCGATAGGGTTTTTTGCTTCCTTCTTTTCCTCAATCTTCTCAACCATGGAGGATTTAATCAATGCAGGGTTCAGAGTGAGCTCCACGTCTGGTGGGCTCAAACGATAGCGTCCCCCTGTGGTATGTGGAGTACCGTCTAGATCGCGCTGTCTCTGTATAGGAGTCCTACTCTTTGAAACAATTTCAGGCTCATACATAACAAACAAAGGATTTTTTGAAGTGGGTCTGTTCATATAACCTCAACATAGTAAAATAGATAATTCGGTGCACAGGTTCTGTATCATGTTGTCAAACGCTTTTTCAGCGTGAGCCAGCAACTTAACCTCTGCGTTGTTTTCTAATACAATCTCGTCTTGGTGAGCAGTTGATAGCTTTACGAGGTGTTCTCCCATCGCAGCCATCTCAGTATTAGACAAGTTAGTAGATATCTTCATCTTAGCCTAGATTGTTCATGTAGTTATGTTCAGCGGAGATATGTGCTGCTACCAAAGCACTCAGTGTCATGCATTCCATGTCAGACAACCTGAAGTTGATCTCACGAATGGTGGACACGAAAGACTCAGCTACATAAGGAACAAGCGTAGGAAAAATGCATCCAAGAGCTAATTGTTCTTGTGTAGTAAGATACGCCTTGTCCTTTTCCTTGTGCAAGATATCCACAATGATGTGCTTTGCTGCTTCGTAGTCAAGCTCACCATTTGGTAAACGCCTAAAAAGTACGTTTCCATTAACACGGTCCACGGGTGCGTTGAAAGAAGAAACAACCTTCGCTTCTACTTGCCCAGACAACACTTCTGCTTTGAAGTCAGTGCCAGTGCCAGCAGACCCACCAGATAGTACTTCTTGGCTCTTAAGCAGTTCTTGGTTCTGTTCTAAGAAGCGTACTGGAATCTTTGGAAAGTTGTTCATAGTTAAATCCTAACAAATAGTATGCTCTTCTTAACGGATAGAAGAGAGTGATCTTTTGACGCAGGTTGATGCACTACACGACCAGTATGCTTGTCAGTGCTTTCCTTATGTTCCTGCTTGACTTTGTGTTCTAGCTTCTTAGCTTCCTTAGAACGACCTTTTCCTTCTAAGTACTTCTCATACTCTTCTTCAGTTTCGAAGTAACGGTACTTAGGAGAGCCATCGTGGTCATAGCCATCCTGCACACGTGCAGCATACTTTCCGCCCTTTATAGATCCTCTTCCACCAGAAGCGGACACAGGATCTCCGGATCCTTCCTTCGTCTTAGGCTTGGAGGATTCGGATTTAGAAAAACCAAGTAAGTCGCTTCTTAAGTAGAAGTTCATTAGCGTCTCCAAATAGGCAAGGTAGGTTCGCTTTGCTTTGCCAAGTCTGCACAGTGTCTGCAGTTGTCTAAGCTCTTATTAACATGCCCACAAGCAATGCAGGACTTAAACATCTGCATGTTGACTTTCTCTGCTTCAGGCCAAACAGAGACTACGGGCTTTCCGTTGCGGAAAGGCTCCATACTTTGTGGTTGCTTAATTGCTGTTGCAACGTCCACATCCACAGTAGTCTCGTTTGAAATAGCAGCAGCATCTATGCTTACTGGCTTTCCAGATTTGGTTGAGGCTAATCTGGACGTAAGTGCCTTAAAGATTTCCTTAGGTGTGGACATATTCGCTCCAATAGCAGTAGGAATACTAGCAGATTGCTTATTTAAAAACAAGTGCTTGATTAGTTTCCCAGGATTTGAAAACAATTTCTTTTTGAAATCAGCAATAGTGTACTGTTTGATACTACCAAAAAACGCAGGATTGTTGTAATGCGTTAGGTACGCTGCTTTAGCCTCAGCTTCAGAGTCAAACCCTAACATTACCTTTTGCTCATCAACTTCTACAAACTCAGGTCCACGCATCTGTGTGATAACAAACACAGATGGTGCAAGGGGAGAAGGACCAACGTAAACGTCTACTTCGTCTCCGTCAGTTCCCAACGTACCACAAAAGAAGCCATATGGGTTCTGCATGAACGTAGACCCATTGCTAGCAGTAAAAGGGTCATACCAATGGCGATAGCTACCTTGATCGGTCTCTATACATATGTCTAACCCTTGATATGAAATGTGCTTCATCACACACCTCGGTAGAAGTCCATCCAAGACTCATCTTGGTCGAACGTGACATTGAACGTCTTTGTTTGCATCGACTTAGAAAAGCCGTCTGCATATGAAGGCTTGGAGTTATCTTCTTGAACCTGTGCTGCGGGCGCTTCTTTAGCTGCGCCTCCACCACCTGCCGCAGGGGCTGCGGCAGCAGTTGCAGACTGTTGTTGCTCTAGTTGACGACGCTGTTGCTGTGCTGTGGTGTATGTAGGATTCAAAATCAAGTCGCCATCAGCCACATCAGGAAGGTCCTCTTGTCTGCGAATCTCATTCAAAGTCATGTAAGTTGTGACTTGTTCTTTACGAAGCTCATGCTTTTCCTGCTCAGTAAGTTCGTCAAGACCTACGAAGTCAAATGTAAAGTTATCATCTAGCTTATGAACTACATTGTCGTTTATCAACTTCGCAAGGAAACGAAGCATTGGCTTGAGACCACGGTCACGGGACGCCTTAAGCTTCCATTCCTGGGAGCTTTCGAATAGTGGAGTTTGCTGAACGCCTCCGTGCATGTCGAAGTTAAGTTCTGCTGGGTCAATCAAGAACACAGCGCAAGTAATCTTAATCAAGTATTCCATCCACATAGAATACTCCATCTCTTGGTTACTTTGATGAAGTGGAACCCAATCAATGCCCTGTTCAGCTTGCATCATGGGCGTACGCCAAGCGTTCTCAACGCCTTCTACGTTGTTCTTCCATTCACGCTTAAACGCCTCTAACTGCTCACCAGTTAAATTGTCTCCCTTAATGTTGAGAATACCCTTAGGAGCAGAGC